TTAATCCTCCCAATCAAAATCTTTTATGACTTTCTTTAATCTACCTAAACACCTGAAGTTATCTTTTAATGGATCAATAATAATTGGTTCAAATTCAATGTTCATAGGTTGTAACATTACTATCCCATTAAGCTCTTTATATTTTTTGCATGTAGCAACATTGTCTTCATTACAAAAACATCCAATAACTCCATCATCAACTTTATCCGTTCTTTCAAAAATAAGAAGATCTCCATCATTAATACCAGCATCTTTCATACTCTCGCCTTTGGCATATTGAGCAAAATATTCAGCACGTGGATTCAATCCTTTACTAGGTACTGGAATCATGTCAATTATATTTTCATCTACGAATCCACCATTTCCACAGCACACATCTTCGTATAAAGGGACACTGGTATAATCAATACTAGCTTTTTTATATATGGCATCATCTTGATTACCTTTTATTAAATAATCTGTAGAAACGCCAAAGTAATCAGCAAGTTGCTGAACGATTCCCATTTTTGGCTCCGTTCTATTAATCTCCCAAGACGAAACTGTTTTATCACTCACACCAACAATTTCACCTAGTTGTTTTTGGTCCATTCCTTTTCTTTCACGTAATTGTTTTACAATCGTACCAAATTGTGTTTTCATTTATAACACCTCTTTTCGCTACTATTATAATGCAAAATGTAGAATAAATAAAGCAAATCATAAAAGTAATTCTACAAATTGCATATTTTTATTGACATTCTACAAAATGTAGGATAAAATAAAATGCGTAAAGAGGAGGTGACAATATGAGTTCACGAATGAAACTTGATGAAATTAGAAGAGCAAGAGGCTATTCACAAGAATATATGGCAAATAAGTTAGGTTGTCATAGAAATACTTATGCAAGAATGGAAGAAAAACCTCAAAATATCACCATGGAAGAAGCTGATAAGCTAGCAACAATTTTAAATGTTTCTGTAAATGATATTATTTTTTTAGAATCAAATCTACAAAACGTAGATTAGGAAGAGAGAATTAGATGAGAGTAATATATTTTATCACTTTTACAATCGCATATTTAATTTGCTTAAAAGTAATGAAAAAAATAGAACCTGATAATTGGTTCTATAAATGGTATGCAACTGTTATTTGGATACTTTATTCAACTTTTGTATTTCTTTCTTGATTGAAAACATCAAAAAAGGTGGTGATGAGAAATGCAAGAACAAAAATGTGAAAGGGTAGACAATGTTGAAGAAAGAACATTGTTGGTTGTAACTGTTTTAAGAGGTAAAGGAACTAAAGAAGATGTGTGTAGATTGGTCGAACTTTATTACGAAAAAGATAGAGAAGGCAATTATCATTTTCTATTTGATAAAGATTCACAAAAAGAAAAAGAGCAAATTTAATTACTCTTTCTTAGCTTTGGCTTTTTCATCAGATATTGCAATTATATCACCGTAAAGCAATTCGGTTTCATGACGTTCTACATACCAATCGTTCATAAGTTTTTCAATTACTTTAAGAAGTTTTTCTGCTTCGCCTGGATCAATATCAACTATTACATTTATATCTTTTTCCATGTGAGCACCAATATTGCCAACTTTTCTTATTCCATCAAGAACTTTCCATTGCATTACAGGAATTTTATGTTCAAGCTCACCAATTTCTTTAAATAGTGTTGATGGTTTGATTTTCCAAAAATCTCTAATCATTCCTTGTAAGCAGCGTCTAGATAAGGTTGCAGATGCTTTAGGACTTAAATTGACGATAGAGTAAGCTTCTTCATAGTCTTGTCTGATAGCTTTTGGAATGTAATCAGGAAACTGTTTTGCTAAAGTATTAGGTCTTATATTAACTAAATTTGTTTTCACTTTAGAACCAGTTCCTTGTGCACGAATGGTGTATTCATGACAATGTGGACATTTAAAAATACCAAGAGTTATTTCACTATCTTTAGGTGGAAAATAGTTTTTCCATGGAAATTCAAATGATGGCCTAATTTCTACAAAAGTTGAATCGTTAAGTTCAGCGATATGGTTGCAGTAAGGACATAAAAAATCATTTGCCATATGTTTCACCTCGCTTTCTAATTAAATTTCGATATTGCTGTACCGATAACTTAATTATAAAGAAAGAGATGAAAGATGTCGAAAACAATTAAATAAATTACTGATCATCCAGGAATCAATCTCTAGCAAAGCCTGTTTTATTAGATTCCTAAAGTTGATGATCATAGAAACACCAAATTAATAACAAATTTCTTTTTTAATACAATATGTGAAGTTTTCATTTTGTAATAGAGGTTGATTCCTTGATGGTCAGTAGTAGGAAGGAGAAAAAATTATGGAACAAAAAGACCAAGTGGAGATTATTAAACTCAAAATCAAAAATGAAAAAGAGTATTTAAAAGAACTTATTGAGCTTAAGGAAAAAGCTAGAAAGGAATTTGAAGAATGTCTAGCAGAAAACTATTCTTCAAAATTAACTGTATATAAATCAGCAATCTTAAATGTTTCAAGACAATATTTAAGATTAAGCACAATTATAGAAGTTGCCTGTGCATTAGATTTGATTTCAAGTATTGAATTTGCAAAGTTATCAAGCGAAATAAGTGGATTGGTTTTCTAAGAAAGGAGGGGAATAGCATGGCGTATCAACTACAACTAGTACTATTGGATAGTAAGAAACTTTCATTGGAGATAGCAAAAAGTAACTGCTCAGTTGCAGCTTTTTCAAAGAAATGTGGAGTACACCGTCAAACTATTGCTGAAATCATCAATAGAGGGGTTAGCTGCAGATTCTTAACAGCTTATAAAATTGCAAAAGGTTTAAATTTAGAAGTTGAAGATCTTTTATTAAAGGAGGGATAGCTCATGGATGAAAACAACATCTCAGTTGAAGAAGTTATGAAGATTACTCATAAGAGCAGAGAATTCATCATCAATGCAATTCAACAAGGATGCTTTCCAGGAAGTGTTGCGATAGCTAACAAAAGAAGAAACGTACACATTCCAAGAAAAGCATTTGAGGACTACATGAATAAGTTCAGCAGAAGTCCTAGTGAGCAATTGATTATTGCATTGCTTAATTCTTTAAATGAAAAAAGTGCCCTTGAAAAAAGGACACACAACATAGCACATAAATTATAAACAAATTCGGGAGGAATTGCAAATATGAGATTGACTAAAAAAGCTCAAGTCACATTGTTTGGGCTTTGTGTCTTCAGCTTGATTCTTAGTGGAACTGGTTATGCTCAAGCAAAATCAACACAAGCAGCTTATGAAGAACAAAGCAAACAAATGGAGTTATATAAGCAAGAGTTGAAAGAAACTCAAAACCAATTAAGTGAATATGTTCAGTACAAAGCTATGTATGAATGTATCCAGGTAGAAAGAAATCAACTACAAGAACAAGTTGATGAACTTTCTAAATGAAAAGCACTTGGCCAGTTTACCATAACGTACTATTGGCCAGGAGAAGACATCTACGGAAGTTTAACTTCTACAGGTGTAATTGCACAGGAAGGTAAAACCATTGCGGTAGATCCTTCGATCATTCCTTATGGTTCTACAGTTTTGATAGATGGAAAAGAATATCTAGCTCAAGACTGCGGAGGAGCTATCAAAGGAAACAAAATTGATATCTTTAGTGAATATCCAAAACAAGAAAGATATCAAGTAGAAATATACATCAAAAGGGAGAAATAAAAATGGATAAGTTTCTAGAAAGTATTATTCAAGCCGCTAAAGATGCGGGTGCAAAAGATATTGAAGTAGAAAAAATCAGTGGAAAGGATTTAACTTTTGGGCCTGAAGAAAAGCCTAAATTGAACATTATCAGATTGCTTTCAACAGCTCACTATGATGAAGATGGCAATCTTATTATTGAAATGGATGCAGGATTAGGAATTAGCGGAAGTGATTTCTTAAGTGAAGCATACGGTATTTCAGAAAAACAAGTAAAGGATATTTATGAATCAGCAATAAATGAGTTCGAAAAATGTACAGGTACATTAATAAAACTTATTGAAAATAAAATTGAAGAAAGAGACAAAGGGGAAAGTAAAGATGTCAGTGAAGATTAATGCATTGGAGTTAGAAAACGTTAAAAGAATCAAAGCAGTTAAGATTGATCCAACACAAAATGGATTGACTATTATTGGTGGGGACAATAACCAAGGTAAGACTTCGGTACTTGACAGTATCGCATGGGCTTTAGGTGGAGATAAAAATAAGCCCAGCAACGCTGCAAGAGAAGGCTCAACTATTCCACCAGTTTTAAAAGTTACATTAAGCAATGGAATTATCGTTGAAAGAAAAGGAAAGAACAGTTCTTTAAAAGTTACTGATCCTAGCGGTAAGAAAGCAGGACAAAACTTGTTGAATTCTTTCATTGAACAGCTTGCGTTGGATTTACCAAAATTCATGAACAAGACAAACAAGGAAAAGGCGGAAGTTCTTTTAAATATCATCGGAGTTGGAGATCAATTAGCTGTTTATCAAAAACAAGAAAATGAGCTTTATCAGGAAAGATTGACAGTAGGTCGTATTGCTGATCAAAAAGCTAAGTTTGCTAAGGAACAACCGTTCTTTGAAGATGCACCTAAGGATTTGGTAAGTCCTCAAGATTTAATCAATCAGCAACAGGCTATTCTTGCTCAAAATGGTGAGAACCAAAGAAAAAGAGAAAAGGTCACTCAATATGAGTATCAGGTTAAAACCTTAACTGATGAAGTAGTTCGCTATGAACAAATGCTAAATCAAAAGAAAGAGGAATTGAACAAGGCTACATATGATTTAAGCGTGGCCAAGACAGATGCTTTAGATTTATTGGATCAATCAACTGATGAACTAGAAAAGAACCTAGCTGAAATTGAAGAAACAAATCGCAAGGTTAGAGCAAATCTTGATAAGGAAAAAGCTGAAGAAGAAGCAAAAGGATATAAGTCACAATATGACAACCTTACAAATCAAATTGAAGATGTACGTAAACAAAAATATGACTTATTGAACAATGCGGATTTACCATTGCCTGAATTAAGTATTGAAGATAATGAATTGACTTACAAAGGAAAGAAATGGGACAGCATGAGCGGAAGTGACCAATTAAGAGTTTCTACTGCTATCGTTCGTAAATTAAATCCTGATTGCGGTTTTGTCTTATTAGACAAGCTAGAACAAATGGATTTAAGAACTCTAACAGAGTTCAATGCATGGCTTGAACAAGAAGGACTGCAAGCTATTGCAACAAGAGTATCTACTGGTGATGAATGTTCAGTGATTATTGAAGATGGCTATGTAAAAGAAAATGTTACTTCTCAGCCCGTTCAACCAGTAAGTGAAAACACAACACCAACATGGAAAGCAGGTGAATTCTAATGGATTTTGAAATTACTGAAGGAGTAATAAACGGAGCACAAAAAGTTGTTTTCTATGGTCCTGAAGGAATTGGTAAAACAACTTTTGCAATGAAATTTCCAGATCCTTTATTTATTGATACTGAAGGATCTACTAAAAAATATGATGTAAGAAGATTACCAAAGCCAACGAGCTGGCAAATGCTGATTGCGGAAGTTCAATCAGTCATTCAAAAAAGAAACTGTAAAACACTAGTTATCGATACTGCCGACTGGGCTGAAAGATTATGTACGGAAGCCATCTGTGCAAAACATGGTAAATCAGGTGTAGAAGAATTTGGATATGGTACAGGTTATACCTATATTGCTGAAGAATGGGGAAGATTTCTTAATCTTCTCCAAGATGTCATAGATGTGGCCAATGTCAATGTTCTTTTAACGGCTCATGCGACTATTCGTAAATTTGAACAACCTAATGAAATGGGTGCTTATGATCGTTATGAATTGAAATTAGGAAAGAAAACAACAGCACAAACTGCACCTATTACTAAAGAATGGGCAGATATGGTTTTATTTGCAAATTACAAAACATTCAGCGTGGCTGTAGATGATAAAGGTAAAAAGCATAAGGCACAAGGCGGTCAACGTGTCATGTATACGTCGCATCACCCTTGCTGGGATGCAAAGAATAGGGATGGATTACCTGAAGAACTGCCACTTGATTTTGGAGCAATCGCTCATTTGTTTGCTCACCAATTAAATGAGAATGTTTCACCTGCACCAGCAGTAAACACTACACCTGTTATGAATACTGTTCCTCCAGTTTCTCGAGAAGAACCAAAAGTTGAGGAAATCAAAGTAGATAAGGAATTACAAACAGGTGGAATTCAAGAAGCAGTACCTACTGTAAATACACCTTCAGTACAACAAACTGTACAAAGTACGATTCCAAAACCATTGAAGGATTTAATGGATCAAAATCTTGTAACTGAAGAAGAAGTTAGAAAAGCGGTCAGCTTCAAAGGATATTATCCTGAAGACACACCAATTGATAATTATGATCCAAACTTTATCAATGGAGTATTAATAGGTGCTTGGCCACAAGTATTAAAAATTATTAACGAAAATATCAGAGCGTTTTAGGAGGATGATTAAATGGATGCATATAACAACGGGATGAATAACGGAATGATGGAAGGTCATGAATTAGGATGGGATGATACCATCCAAGAAGAAAGTGAGTTCATTATCTTACCTGCAGGTGATTATGACTTTACTGTAAAAAGTTATGAAAGAGGAAGATTCAACGGCTCTGAAAAGATGTCGGCCTGTAATCAAGCAATCGTAAGTATTGCTATCAACTATAACGGTAAAGAAGTCATCATTAAACATAGATTATTACTTCATACAAAAGTTGAAAGAATCTTAAGTGAATTCTTTAGAGGAATTGGACAAAAGAGAAAAGATGAACCATTAAAGATGAACTGGCCAATGGTTCCTGGTTCAACAGGACGCTGTAAGATTGGTACAAGAACTTACAATGGCAATGAATACAATGAAATCAAAAAATTCTATCCAAAAGATGAAATGCCAGTTACACAAGCAACACCTAACTATAATCCAGGACAATTCTAATGCAGTTAAGAACTTATCAACAAGAGGCACATGATTCTATATTTGAAGAATGGAACAAGGGAGTTCAAAAGACTCTCCTTGTTTTGCCTACTGGTTGTGGAAAAACAATCGTCTTTGCTGAGGTTGCTAAAGACTGCGTAAAAATTGGGGATAGAGTTCTTATTATGGCACATAGAGGGGAACTGCTTGAACAGGCAAGTGACAAGATTGCTAAATCAACAGGACTTAAATGTGCTATGGAAAAAGCAAAAGAAACATGTATTGGAAGCTGGTTCAGGATTGTTGTTGGTTCGGTACAAACATTACAAAGAACCAAGAGATTAGAACAGTTTCCAAAAGATTATTTTGACACGATCATTATTGATGAAGCACATCATTGTTTAAGTGATGGTTATCAAAGAGTATTGGAATATTTTGACAGCGCTAAAGTATTAGGTGTAACGGCTACACCTGATAGAGGAGATATGAAAAATTTAGGAAGCTTCTTTGAAAGTCTGGCTTATCAGTATACACTTCCAAAAGCTATCAAAGAAGGGTATCTAACACCTATAAAGGCACTTACGTTACCGCTAAAGATGGATTTGTCCGGGGTCGGAGTTCAGTCTGGTGACTTCAAGGTAAGTGATATAGGAACTGCGTTGGATCCTTATCTTGAACAGATAGCAAAGGAAATGAAAAAGTATTGTAAAGATAGAAAGACAGTTGTTTTTCTTCCTTTAGTCAAAACTTCTCAAAAGTTCAGAGATATTTTAAATTCTAATGGATTTAAGGCTGCAGAAGTCAATGGAGACAGTAAGGATCGTGCGGAAATATTAAAAGATTTTGAAAATGACAAATACAACGTCTTATGTAATTCAATGCTGTTAACTGAAGGATGGGATTGCCCTAGTGTTGACTGCATTATCGTTTTGCGACCAACGAAAGTGAGAAGTTTATACTCACAAATGGTCGGTCGTGGTACTCGTCTATGTGAAGGCAAGGACCACCTGTTACTACTTGATTTTTTATGGCATACGGAACGCCATGAATTATGTCATCCAGCCAACTTGATTTGTGAAAATGATGAAGTGGCCAAACAGATGACAAAGAATTTAGAAGATAAAGCAAGTGCATCACTTCCTGAAGATGTACTTGAAGCAATAGATATAGAAGATGCTGAAAAAGAAGCTCAAAGTGATGTCATTGCTCAAAGAGAGGAATCGCTTGCTAAACAGCTTGCTGAAATGAGAAAACGCAAAAGAAAACTTGTTGATCCATTACAGTTTGAAATGAGTATTATGGACCAAGACTTACAAAGTTACACACCATCATTTGGATGGGAAATGGCACCAGCAAGTGAAAAACAAATAAAGGCATTGGAAAAATATGGAATCTATCCTGACAGTGTCGACAATGCTGGAAAAGCAACTTTGCTGTTAGACAGATTGCATAAAAGACAAGAAGAAGGATTGGCTACACCTAAACAAATTAGGCTGTTAGAAAACAAAGGATTCAAACAAGTTGGAACATGGTCTTTTGAATCGGCTAGAAAATTAATTAATAGAATAGCTGCTTCAGGGTGGAGAGTTCCTAATGGAATAGATCCTGCAACATATAAAGAAGGAGATTAAAAGTGGAGTATACAACTGATTTATTAGAAATACTGAATAATATTGATCCTTCTCTTCTTGATTATCAGGAATGGTGCTGTGTTGGAATGGCACTTAAATTTGAAGGATATACCGCTAGTGACTGGGATTCATGGAGTCAGCGTGATTCCAAAAGATACCATAAAAACGAATGTTACAGAAAATGGGATTCTTTTACTGGTTCTGGTGTAACGGGTGGAACCATAGTTCAGTATGCTAGAAATCAGGGATGGGTTCCACCAATGATAAACCAAGAAAGTGACCATGAACTTGATTGGGATGATGTTATTGAAAAAGACGAACAGGTCATTATCGATAAGAACTGGATAGAAGGTAGAGAAGTAAGAGAGCCTACTAATTGGAATCCAGTCAATGAACTTATTACTTATTTGGAAATCCTGTTTGACTCTACTGAAAATGTTGGTTATGTTACAAAGACATGGCTTAAAGATGAAAAGCATTTACCTACTCAGGGATGTTGGGACAGGACTGCAGGAAAGCTCATACAACAGTTAAATAAGTGTGATGGCGATATTGGGGCTGTTTTAGGCGATTACAACAAAGAAGCGGGTGCATGGATACGATTTAACCCATTAGACGGAAAAGGCTGTAAGAACTCAAATGTAACGGATTTTAAGTATGCTCTTGTAGAAAGTGACTCAATGCCAATAGCTGAACAGAATGCAGTATTGAGAGAATTGGAATTGCCGATAGCATGTTTGGTTCATTCAGGAGGTAAAAGCCTTCATGCAATCGTAAGAATTGAAGCAAATGATATGAGAGAATATCGTAAGCGTGTTGATTATCTTTACAACATCTGTAAAAAGAATGGTCTTGATGTAGATACACAAAATAGAAATCCCTCACGTTTATCAAGGATGCCAGGGGTTATCAGAAATGGTAAAAAACAATTCTTGGTTGACACCAATATTGGTAAGGAGTCATGGGATGAATGGTACGAATGGATTGAAAGTATCAATGATGATTTGCCTGAACCTGAATCTTTAGTTGAATGTTGGAATAATTTACCACAGTTAGCTCCACCTCTTATTGAAGGAATATTGAGGCAAGGTCATAAGATGCTGGTTGCTGGGCCATCTAAAGCAGGTAAATCATTTACGCTTATAGAATTATGTATTGCCATTGCTGAAGGAAAGAAGTGGTTGAACTGGCAATGCGCACAAGGAAAAACATTATATGTCAATTTGGAGCTTGATAGACCATCATGCTTGCACAGGTTCAAGGATGTTTATAATGCACTCGGTATTAAGCCAAATAACCTTACTAATATCGATATTTGGAATTTAAGGGGTAAATCTATTCCTATGGATAAACTCGCTCCTAAATTGATTAGAAGGGCATCTAAGAAAGGCTACATAGCTGTAGTCATAGATCCAATCTATAAAGTTATTACGGGTGATGAAAACAGTGCGGACCAGATGGCCAACTTCTGTAACCAGTTTGACAAGATCTGTAATGAATTAGGTACATCCGTTATTTACTGCCACCACCATTCAAAAGGTTCACAAGGTGGGAAAAGAAGTATGGACCGTGCCAGTGGTTCAGGAGTATTTGCACGTGATCCTGATGCATTGCTTGACTTGATTGAACTGGATCTAAATGAAGCACATTACAAACAGTTAAGAAACATGAGTGTTTGTAAATGCTGTGTTGACTATCTAAGAGCAAACAGACCTGAATTGTTAAATGAACTTTCACAAGATGATGTTCTTTCTCAAAGTATCATGATTGATTTCTGCAAAAGCAAACTTGGCCATGATTACTACAAGGAACTGGACATGCTTGTAAATGAGGCAAGGGACAAAGCTACATCAATTACAGCGTGGAGAATTGAAGGAACATTGAGAGAATTCTCTAAGTTTCCACCAGTTAATCTTTATTTTGAATATCCAGTACATGTCGTTGATCAAGACGGAGTCCTTCAAGATATTGATCCTGATGATGTCAAACCTCAATGGCAAAAGGCTCAAGAAAAAAGACATGAACTGGTTGAAAAAAATAAAAAGAAAAAAGTAAATGAATTTGAAATACAGTTTTCAAATATTGAAATAGAAGGTAGAGAAGTACCTGCAGAAGAGCTTGCAGAAAAGTTAAATACAGCTTCAAAAACATTACTTGGATGGCTAGGAAAAGGTAAAAAAAGGAATGAAGATTTAGCTGAAAATTTTGAAGCTTATTATGGAGAAGATGGTAAAAGATACATCAGAAGAAAGGATGAATAAAGGGTGCGACGAACCATGATACGTCGCATGGTCGCAGGGTGGGTGCGACGAACCTATATATATAAATATATATAAATATTTTGGCGCACCCCTTTAATGCGGGGGATGAACGTTGTGCGATAGCTCACGCACAACAACATTCACCCCGCACACTAAAGGGCACCAAACCTAGAGCACCCTAGATAAAAAATGGAGAAAAATAAAAAAAGAAAAATTGAATTTTTTATGCCTATGATTCCACCTACTACAACTGCTCAACAGCATAAGGTAAACATGGGTACTAAAAAGTTTTATGATCCACCAGAACTTAAAACGGCAAAGGAAAAACTCAAAGCTCATTTGATACCGCATATTCCTGATAAGCCTTTTGATGGGCCTTTAAGATTAATTGTCAGGTGGTGCTTTCCAATTGCTGGTAAACATCATGATGGAGAGTACAAACATACCAAGCCTGATACGGATGATCTAAACAAGGCATTGAAAGACATCATGGAGAAGTTGGGGTTCTATGTGAATGATTCCAGAGTGGCTAGTGAGCTGATTGAAAAGTTCTGGGCGGAAATACCAGGTATATATATTCGATTGGAGGAATTGGAATGATTAAAACAACTAACATTGATGATTACGTTTCATTACAAGCTCTTAAAAATTATTGTTACTCTCATGATGAGTGTAAAGATTGTAAGCTTGATCCCGTTTGTAGATGTATGAGTAAAGCACCAAGTGAGTGGAATTTAGAACATAGTCCAGTAAGTGAGGGTGATTCCAAATGAGGAAAGAAGATATCGCAAAGCCAGTAGATCGTAAGAAATGTCCAACCTGTAAATACTACAATCAAAACAAGAAATGTTGTTCATTGAGAATGTGCAAAGACCAACCAAGCTTGTTTGATTATATTGGGAATAGGTTTTAATTATGACAGTCAAAAGATTGGTTGATGAGAAAAAAGGAGAATACTGGAAAGAATACAAAAATGGATATTTCTTTTCTAACTTTGGAAGAGCAAAGCATGTTTATAAAAATGGCAGCGAATATTTGTTGTGTCCATACGTGCACAAAACTTCAGGAAAAACAGTTTTAAAAATACATGGCCAAGCTCATACGGTTTCAAAAATCATTTATGAATTATTTGTTGGACCTATTTCTGATGGATATAACATTATCCATAAAAACAAGATTAGAAGTGACAATAGTTTAGCAAATCTTCGATTGGCTACCCGAAGAGAAACAGGACTTCACTATGGAAACAGGAACCGAAAGGTGATTATCTATGATACGATAAATGATTGTTATTACAAATCAACAAGAGAAGCAGCAAAGAAGTTATTCATTTCTAGACAGACAGTAAGTGATTACTGTAACAGAAAAAGAAAGAATCCCATGTTTGATTTATCGTGGGAAAGGTTATGATTAAGAAAGGTTAAGGAATTATGAAAATAAGAGAACAATTAAAAGAAATGTTTCAAATGCAAAGAACATTGAACGAAAACATTTTAAATGAGTTCGGTGAAGAATCTATGACCGAAGAAAAACTTGAATTAGCTATTATTGACGAATTAGGTGAACTAACGCATGAATTGAAAGGTGAATGGTGTTGGTGGAAAAAGAGTCAAAAGCCTGTAGATAGAAAAAGAGTATTAGAAGAATTAGTGGATGTTTACCATTTTGTTATGACGAGTGAAATGATGCGTAAGTATTCAAGCACAGATGAAGTAATTGATAGCATTTTAAATAAATATGAATTTTCAATTAATCACTTTGATGAATTAGAAAAAGAAAGACTAGATTATTTGATCGGTGATATTTCATATAGTTATGATAAATTGACAGTTTTATTGCAATTAACTAAGTGCTTACAATTCTCATTTGATGAAATCTATCAAGAGTATCTTAATAAAAACAAGATCAATTATGAAAGGCTTAAAAACGGGTATTGATTATGACAGCACAAGAAATGTTTGAAGAAATTGGATTACAAGAATTAAAGTTTAATTCCGAAGAAATGATGTATGATGATGAAGAAAATGACTTATTAAATACATATGTTTCGTTTAATAAATCACGATCTTTTAGAGATGATAGACAAAAACCAAGAAATGAAATTGAAATATGTTTTTATCCAGATGAAGGCTTTGATTTTGATAAATTTATTGCAGCAGTTAAAAAGAGAATGGAAGAAAAAGGGTGGTTGTAATGACAAATCAAGAATTATTTGAAGCGTTACATAAATCTCAAATAAAAGCTAAACGTTTAATGAGAAAAAACAAGAAGTTGAAAAGAAGATTTAATAAGTTAAATAGAGCACTAGATAAAGCTTGTAACGATTGGGAAGAAGAGGTAAAAGATTGTAATTACTTAATGATAAAAAATCATATTTGCAATCAAAAATGTGGACTTTGCAACAAAGAAAAAAGAGTTGAATTAATGAAAGAGTGGGTGATGAAAAATGTTGACTAAAGAAAGATGTATGAGTTTATTGGATGATATCGCTGGATATGCTCATAGAGCTAACATTGGTCCTAATGGTATTAATGAAATAAATGAAGATTACAATGGATTGAAAAAGTTAATTGAGGAGCATTTTACTCCTCAACCTCTTGAGTTTAAGAATTTAAAAGAAGAAATGTGGGTATATGATGTAAAAAATAAATGTTGTATTTATATCGAAGAATTAACTGTTGATAATCCAATGATGATTATTAGATATCCAATGAGCAATAGAGAATCAAATTGTGAATGGTGTAATTTTGAAGAAAACAGATTTTATCCAATTACTATTCCAAATGTAGGGAGGGATTAATAATGCATGATTCAACATTAGAACTAACAGAGCTGTGTGATAAAGTAAAACAAATATTTAACATTGAAAATTTAAAGGATTTAAAAGAAAAAATCCAAGAATGTGTTATTTCAAATGATTACAATAAATATGATTTATTTTGTAAAGTGGTTGATAACGATTTATCCACAGATTGGTTACAAAAAATATTTGAATATTACGAAGCTGATAGAGTTGAAAAAAAGCAAGATTATACGCCTAAAAGTCTTGCAAAATTAATAGCTAAAATAGCAGATGATAATGAAGTTATTGATATGTGTGCAGGGAGCGGTGCATTAACCATTCAAAAATGGAATCAAAACAAGAATTGTAATTTTAAATTATACGAACTAGATGAAAGCGTTATTTCTTATTTATTGTTTAATTTAGCAGTAAGAAATATAAATGCGTATATTTATCATATTGATGTTTTAAGTCAAAAAATATTTCATGTATATAAATTGGAATCGCAAAATAAATACAGTAAGTGCGGGGTGATACTATGACAGTTACTATATCTAACCCACCATACAATCTAAAGTGGAATGTTCCAGTATTAGCGAACATGCAAGATAGATTCGTTAACGCTGGAGTTCCTCCACAATCAAATGCTAATTTTGCTTTTGTATTAACAGCACTAAATGAAAGCGATAAATGTGTTTTTCTTTTACCGCTATCTGTTTTACAAAGTTCAAATAACCAGGAACAAGAAATAGTTAAATATTTTTGTGAAAATAATTTGATAGACAGTATTATTCGTTGTCCGGATAACATGTTTGAAAATACAAAAATACCTACATGTATAATGGTTCTTAATAAAAATAAGATGGATCAATCAGTATTAATGATTGATTTGAGTAAAAGACATGAAGTAGAAATTAGAGAACAAAAAGGGCAATTTGGAAATAAGGCACATACAAATAGGACATATAAGAAAAAAATTAATATATTAACAGATGATGTTATTAATCAAGTTGTTGATTGTATCAAAACAAGAAAAGAAAGTAATATATGCCAAGTTGTTACTATCGAAGATATAAGAGAGAAAAAATATAATCTTTCCCCATTAATATATAAAGAAATTGATTTTTCACGTGAGCAATCACATAGAGCATACTCTGATATCGTAAAGGATTTGAACAGGGTTATTTTAGAAAAAAACGCTTGCAAATTAACCATAAATGAGAGTTTAGCTAAAAAAATAGGTTTTGATTTGTCTTTATATAAAAAAGCTGATTTTGAAGAGCTGAATACATTGTTGAAAAAAATAGCTGACAAGAAAATTATAAAAGAAGATTACTTTCAAACATCTAAGAATAAAAATGAGATTAAGTTTGAAAACAAAAGTAAGGATAGTGTATCGAGTATCTTGATGATGATTTTTCAAATGTGGAAACAGCATATTTATTATTTAAACAACGAAGAAAATAGCTATTTAGCAGAGTTAAGGGACGCATTGTTACCTGAATTGCTTAATGGGAATTTGGAGATATAAAAATGGGTAATCGATACAGAAGAATGCAAACCGTTAAACATGCTCTGCAGTACTACATTACTAGACCGAACGCAAGTAAAAAGGATCTAGTAAGAGAAAAGAATTTATTAAAGCGTGTTGAAGATGATATTGAGTGGTATGAAGAAAGACACCATATCAAAAAGAAAGAGGAGAGATAGACAATGTACATTAACCCACTTTGGTGTGGAGTTGCAGCAACTATCCTTGTCGAATTGGCAGGGATAATTGCTTATGCTATTTATCAAGATCATAAAAATTAGAAGGAGGACAATACTAGATGATAACAATACACACATTATCAATCATGCGTAACGAAATTCGCGTATATAAGAGTTTAATCAAGGAACGTGACAAATTAATCAAAGATTATCAAACACCTCTTAAAAAGCTTGAAAACGACCTTTTAGAGGTTGAAGAAAAGCTGAAGCTTATCAAGTCTCCTGGAAAGGGTGATGGCTTAGATGGATTTGTTCAAGATAGCGCTGATAAGTACAACTACTTGATTGATAAAAAAGATGAATTGAGAAAGTCAATCGTTGATTACGTTCAATCAAATGAAAAAGAATATTTAGAAGATTTAGAACATTGGAATGTGCGTATTGCTAACGTTGAATATTACCTCAACCAAATGGATGCACTTGATAGAAAATTCATAGAAGACTTCTATTACAATCTTACAAAGACTCAATGTATGGATAGATACAACATTAATAATGTAAATAGTTTGTATCGAAAAGCTGATAAAATTCTTAAAAATTTACTAGAAAAATCACTCTAGGTATAAGATTTACATTTGATTTGGTGCTATTATGTTATTGTAAGGTTTCGGCAAAAGAGAGACGTTACTTTTTCCTAAAGATGTATTATTTTGAAAAGCTCTTGTTTCAGGGGCTTTTTACTTTTATTTAATAAAATGGTATTCTTCTTTCTAGAAAGAAAGGAGTAATTATTATGAGTGTTATGGAAATAGTTAATTTTGTTTTTACATATGTAATCTTACCGATAATTCTTACAGTTTATCATTTATATCAAGTTAAGAAAGGCGAAGATCAAGGTAATTTTGATATATGTATGTCAGTTTTTTTATTATATTCAGCATTTGCTGTTTTGATAAATTATTTTACAGGGGACGCTACTAAATATGTTGCGGGTTTAGCAATTTTTATTGCTATTAAAGATGCTATTTTAGAATTTAAAGATGGTTTGTTGATTAAATTCGAATATAATGATAAAAAAAGAAAAAATGAGATATAACATAAGCAACTTCGGTTGCTTTTTATTTTGCTAAAAATACGGAGGTGGTGATATGGCTTGAAAGAGAAATACGAGTTAGCCTATGAAGATTATCTTGCTGGGATGAAACAGAAAGAAATTGCTAAAAAGTATGATACAACAATCAATACAGTTAAGTCATGGAGCCGTCGGTACGAATGGTCAAAAAAGAAGAAAAAGGGTGCACTCCAAAATAAAAGTGTGCACACCAAAAAAGAATGCAAAAAAATAGCTGAAGAAATAGTAGAATCAAGTGAGCTGGATGAAGAACGTCAGCTCTTTTGTATTTATTATTTAAAGTATCACAACAAGGTCAAAGCCTATCAAAAAGTAAAGCCAAAAACTCCATACAACAGTGCTTGTGTGATGGCTTCTCGTTGGTCAAAAGAACCTGCAGTAATTGAAGAAATAAATCGTCTTAAAAAAGAACTTTATGAAGATGCTCTTCTTGATCCACATGACATAGTTCAAAAATATATCGATATCGCCTTTGCTGATATAAACGATTATTTGGAATACGGTAGAGAAGAAGTACCAGTCATGGGTGCTTTTGGACCAGTAATTGCTAAAAATCCAAAAACTGGTGAAGATGAAATTCTAAAGCAAACCATCAATACTGTTAGATTTAAAGAATCGGCATATGTTGATGGAACTATTCTAAGCGAAGTCAAAAAAGGAAAAGATGGTGCAAGTATCAAATTATCCGATAGGATGAAGGCACTTGATTGGTTATCCAAACACATGAATTTAGCAACCGAAGAACAAAGAGCTAAGATTGATTTAATTAAGGCACAAACAAGAAAGATTGCTATTGATGATGAAAAAGAAGAAATTGAGGATGATGGTTTCTTAGATGCATTAAACGCCAGTGCTAAAGAGGATTGGGAAGATGAAGAAGAGTAGAGCTGTATTCAAATTCAAACCCTTTAGTAAAAAACAGCGTAAAGTCTTGAATTGGTGGATTGATAATTCACCAGTAAAAGATAAAGATGGAATTATAGCAGATGGTTCAATTAGATCAGGAAAGACAGTTTCAATGTCTCTTTCTTATGTGATATGGGCAATGTCTAATTTTACTGAATGCAACTTTGGAATGTGTGGTAAAACAATCGGTTCTTTTAGACGTAATGTTTTGAATATTTTAAAACTGATGCTTTGGTCGAGGGGATATAAACTGAAAGATCATCGAGCTGATAACATGGTTGAAATTACTAAAAAAGGTGTAACCAATTACTTTTATGTCTTTGGTGGTAAAGATGAAAGCTCTCAAGATTTGATTCAAGGTATCACACTTGCAGGATGTTTCTTTGATGAAGTGGCTTTGATGCCTGAATCATTCGTGAACCAAGCAACTGCTCGTTGTTCGGTTGAAGGTTCGAAGTGGTGGTTCAACTGCAACCCTGACGGACCATTTCATTGGTTTAAAGTTAATTGGATTGATAAAGCAAAAGAAAAGAACATCATTTATTTGCATTTTACAATGGATGACAATCTTTCTTTAAGTGAGAAAATCAAGCAAAGATATAAAAGTCAATGGAGTGGTGTTTTCTATGACAGGTACATCAAAGGTCTTTGGACTGTTGCTGAAGGTATCATTTACGATATGTTCAATAAAGAAAAGCATATTGTTGATGATTGTGATTGTTTGATTGATAACAAAAACTATAGATATGTCAGTTGTGACTATGGTACTCAAAACGCCATGGTCTTTTTGCTTTGGAATAAAGGAACTGATGGCATTTGGTACTGCGTTAATGAATACTACTATTCAGGACGTGACAGGAAAGTTCAAAAAACTGATAGTGAATATGCGGACGATTTGGTTGGGTTTCTTGATGGAAAAGAAATATTTCAAATTGTCGTAGATCCCTCTGCAGCATCATTTATTGCTGAATTAAAGAAAAGAGGATTTAGAGTTAAAAAAGCTAAGAACGATGTATCAAATGGTATTAGATTGGTAAGCACAATGCTCAATCAATGCAAAATTAAGTTTTTTAGCAAATGTAAGAGTACAATTAAGGAATTTTCTGTTTATGCATGGGATCCTAAAGCAAGCGCAAGAGGAGAAGATGCACCTATCAAGCAAAATGACCATGCAATGGATGCTATCAGGTATTTTATCTATACAATTTTAAAAGGTTCAGGATTGAACACGGATCTGGAAGGAGGTATTTAATGAAGACATTAGATGTAATTGCAAAAGATGAAATTTTTAATATTTCTGATGATGAAACAATGGACATTAAACATTTGAATAAATATATCGCTAAGCACCAGCAGTTAAATGGTTCAAGATATAAAAAATTAAAAGATGGATATGAAGGCTTTTATCCAATTATGATGTACCAGGATAAACCTCAATACAAACCAGATAACCGTATAATCGTAAACTTTGCTAAATACATAGTTGATACGTTTAACGGATTTTTTATTGGTATCCCAATTAAAGTATCATCAACGGATGAAGAGGTGGCTATTTACATTAATGAATTGGATAAGAGAAACCATCAGGATGATAACAATGCTGAAATTTCAAAAAACTGTAGCATTTATGGTAAGTGTTATGAAATGTACTTTATCAATGAAGATGCAAGAGTAGGAATCAAGTATATCGAACCAACAAAAGGATTTATCGTATATGATGATTCTATTGTTCCAAAACCAAGATATTTTGTTACATATTACTATGATTCAACCGGAACAATGCATGGCTATCTAAGTGACGATTCTTATGTTTATGAATTTAGCAATAAAAGCGGTATGCATTTTGTTGGCGAAGGTTCACTTCATGGATTTGATGGTGTTCCTGTTACTGAGTATGTTGAAAATGCAGAGCGTATGAGTGCTTTTGAAAGTACATGGTCAATGATCAATGCCTATAACAAAGCAATAAGTGAAAAGGCAAATGATGTAGACTACTTTGCAGATGCATATCTAAAAATCATTGGTGCAAAAGTTGATGAAAATGGAATTATTCATATTAGGAATAACAGAATAATTAATTTTGATGAAGAATCGAATACGGTTGATGTAGGATTTCTTGAAAAACCTAATGCGGATGGTTCACAAGAAAATCTTATCAATCGTCTTGAAAGATTGATTTTTCAAATGTCTATGACACCCAATATTGAGGATGAAAGCTTTGGAACAATATCAGGAATAGCACTTAAGTATAAGTTACTTTCTATGTCTAATTTGGCCAAGACAAAAGAAAGAAAGTTTACTGGTGCTTTGGATAGAAGATATAAACTTATTTTCAGCAACCCAATCAACACAATTCACGAAGATAAATGGGTTGATGTTACTTATAAGTTCAGTCAAAACTATCCAGCAAATGTACTTGAAGAAACTCAAATTGCTCAAAACTTAGAAGGAGTTGTTTCTAAAGATACTCAATTATCTTCTCTTTCAATCGTTGAAGATGTTCAAGAAGAAAAAGAAAAAATCAAACGAGAAGATGAAGCTTCTAAAGAATCTATTGTTGATAAAAGGATGTTTGGTCAATAGATGAATAGTGCTGAATATTGGCGTCTGAGAGAAGAAAAACAACGTGCTAAGAATATTAAAGATGAAAAAGAGTATGATAGAAAGATAAAAGAAATTTACTCAAATATGCTCGATGATGTTCAAAAGCAAATAGACAGTTTCTATGTTAAATACGCTAAAGATGAAAATATTACAATGACCGAAGCTAAAAAAAGAGCTTCTAATTTGGATATGGAAGTTTATTCAAGAAAAGCTAAACAGTATGTAGAAGAAAAAAACTTTTCACAACAAGCAAATGATGAAATGAAGCTTTACAACTTAACAATGAAAGTCAACAGACTTGAGTTGTTAAAAGCCAATATTGGTTTGGCTTTAGTAAGTGGCCATGATGAATTAGAAAAATATATGGATAATCTTCTTGAAAATAGAACACTTGATGAAATTCAAAGACAGGCAGGCATTTTAGGATCAACAATTTTAGATAACGCTGATACTGCTCACTCTATTGTCAATGCATCTTTTCATAATGCAACATATAGCGATAGAATATGGATGCATCAAGATTTGCTTAAACATGATCTTGAGAGTTTGCTAGCATCAGGACTTATCCAAGGAAAAAATCCTAATGAGTTAGCCAGACTATTACGAAAACGTTTCAATGTTAAAATTAGTGATGCGCAACGATTAATGAGGACTGAACTTGCTAGAGTTCAAATTGCCGCACAACAAAAATCATACGAAGCAAATGGATTTGATGAATATGAATATATAACATGTGGAATCGGCGATGCGTGTGATACTTGCAAAGCGTTAGATGGCAAGGTTTTTCCAATAAATCGGATGAACATTGGAGACAACGCTCCGCCAATGCATCCAAATTGCCATTGTTCAACAGGCCCTCATATGGATAGAAAAATCTATAATGAATGGCTTGATGGACTTGCAAATGGAAAACACAGTTTGAGATTAGATGAATATAAAAAGATTTCAGATGTAAAAAATGATTTAAAAAAACAAATTGCATCTTTATCTAAAAGTGAAAAAGAAATTCTTACAAGATATACTGGCAATCTTGCTATGCAAATTAATTTTGCTTTAAATACTGGACGTGAAAGAAAATTCAAAAAGGAAATAGCAATGTTAGATCATGCACTAAGTAAAGGAAAGATTCCAGATGATTTAATTTTATATCGAAAAATAGATAGTAAAGTTCTACTAAATAAAAGGAATGTTTCTGATAATGACATGTTTAGTTTAAAAGGTACTACGAAAACAGAGAAAGGATATTTGTCTACATCATTTAAAAACTTTGATTATAAATTAAGAGATGTAAATCTTGTTATGAAAATTCCAAAAGGTTATAAAGGCGCATTGTATATTGAACCATTAGCAAAAGAAAGTTATAAAAATCAAGATGAGGTTTTGTTTAAAAGAGGTGTGTGCTACAATATATGTGAAGTAAAAAAAGAAAAAGATAAATACACTTTAATAGTGGAGGTAAAGATAAATGATTGATTACGATAAATACCAATTTCATATTAAAGTTATAGGAAGCAAAGAAGAATTTATAAAGCATATTGAAGATTTTAAAAAAGCTGCTCCTTATTATACAGAGGAGGACATAGTAGCAATTCTTGATGAAGAACAAGACAAAAAAATAAGGCCTTCTTTTTGGAATAGACCTTGGATGTAAGCCGACAAATAGTCGGTTTTTATTTTACAAAAAAACTCCTACTCATTGGAGTGGGAGTTGTGATTATTTCTATTATTTAGTTCAGATAGTTTAAACTTTAAGAAAGATATAATTTCTTGATTTAGTGATTTTAATTCATGAGGACTAAGAGATATGTTATATTCGCCATTGATTGATGTCAGGTAGTATGTGTCTGTTTCATCATCATAATCTATGTTTATACCAATCTTTTCTAATAGGGTTGCAATTTTATAAACATCATTACTATCAACCTCTTTACTTTCCCAACCCATTAGATAGGCAGGGGTGACTCCAAGACATTCAGCTAAATGTTGGATTTTATTTGCACCTAAGTTTAAATCATCATTATTTTCATAGCGATGTAATGTTGTTTTTGCATATCCAGTTATTTGAGCAAGTTCATCTAAAGAGTAGCCAAGTTCCTTTCTTCTATCTTTTAGTTTTTGGTTCATTTTATTTAGAGACATATTTATCACCTCGATATGAGTATATCATCTTTTGTTCCAAAAACACATATATTTTTATGTTAAAATTACAAAAAATGGATTGACACTTATGTACAAAAAAGATAAAATGAATTTGTTCCATTAAAGTGAATAAAAATAATTATATATTTCTTAAAGTGGAACAGAAAGGAGAGAATATATGAAAAGAATAGGCTGTATGATTGAGCAAGATTTATCAAAAAAAGTCAAATTAAGATGTTTAGAATTAGATATTACAATAACTGAGTATTTAACAAACTTAATCAAAAAAGATTTAGAAACAAAAAAAGACATTCGTAAATAGTTTTGAGCGACTAACGAATGTCACCATCTAGGCAAAAGTATTCTAACATTATTTGCCTAGAAATTCAATCAAAATAGAAGAAAAGGAAGGCAAATAAAATGGCAAAATTAAACACATTAAAAGCAATTGAAAACGCAAAAGGAAAAATCAATTATAATTATGATATGACAATTGATGATATTATGACTATTGACGAAACAAGCAATGGGAAGATAGATTTAATATGTAAATGTTTCACTTTTGGATATGTTCAAGGTGCAAAAGCACAAAAGAAAGGATGTGCTTTCAATGGATAACCAATTAATGAACACATCAGCAATCGAAACAATCGACAGTAGAGAAGTTGCTGAAATGATTGATATGAAACATAAGGATTTATTGAAAAAAGTACGTAATTATGAGGATATTTTAACCAGCGCAAAATTGCGCCCGTTAGATTTCTTTATTCCTAGTGAGTATAAAGATGGTAAAGGTGAAACCCGTAATTGCTACCTTCTAACTAAGAAAGGTTGTGAAATGGTAGCAAACAAATTAACTGGAGAAAAGGGTGTAATCTTTACTGCTCAGTATGTTAATCGTTTTGAACAAATGGAAAAACATATTAAACAACAAGCACCTGCTTTACCTAGTAACTATCTTGAAGCACTTGAAAAATTAGTTGACGAAGTTAAATTGAATAATCAATTAGTATTAGAAAATAATCAATTAAGATTTAAACTTGAATGCAAAGAGATTGAAAAAAATCGTCTATATACTATTGAAGAAATTGGTAAAGAGCATGGCATGAGTGCTAGAGAGTTAAATAAATTCTTGCATAACGCAGGGGTTCAATATACTCGTAAAGGAAGATGGTACTTGTATAGAAAGTATAAAAACAAAGGTTATGTCAAAGGTTCTCATAATTGGTTGAAATGGACTAATGAGGGTAAACTATTTATTGAACAATTATTAAACAATTAAGGCAAGTTATAATGACTTGCTTTTCTTTTTGTAAAAAAATAGAAAGGAGGAAGTCTATGGCTGAAGGATTAAGACCACATTATCATCAAGAATTTGAATATCATACTATTCAATATTTTGATAAGAAAAGACATGTTATTGTTAAGAAAATTCAATACATGTGTATGATTTGTGGGCGTATCCGTCATGAGAAATATGACTGCTACGTACCACCACCTAAATCCAAAACTAAATCATTAGAACGAAATAAGAAGAAATATGGCAATCGAGGATGATTGCTTTTTTATTTTCTAAAAGAGGAATTTATATGATTAAAATTACAGTTGGAATCTCTAAAGAACATATAGCAGTTAAATGTGTTGGTCATGCGAATTACAACATATGTGGTGAAGATATTGTATGTTCTGCAATTTCCACACTCTTACAAACGCTTTGCTATAGTTTGGAAGAATTGACACCAAACAAAATAAACACTTTTCTAGAAAAAGGAGAAGGATATATAGGTATATATCATCCAACATGTAAAGCAATTACACTAGTCAAAGGATTCATGATTGGATGCAGAGAAATAAGCAATAGATATCCTGATTACGTACAACTAGAAATTAAAGAATAGCACTACAATGAGTGCTTTTTATTTTGTCCAAGCATTTACGACATTAAAAGATATGGATGAGTCAGGCGTGGAAACTTTAAGCTACGGAAAAGAGCAGGCGTGTAACTCTTTAAAAGATACGGATAGGAGAAATAAAAATGAAAAAAGAATTAGAAAAATTATTATTCCATAAAAGAAACTTAAATTTACAGTTATTCGCTGAAGAAGGCGGAAATGGTGAACCAGTCAACGATGATCCTGAAGATAAATCAGGAGAAGGTGGAAATGATGACAAAAAATACACTGACGAAGATGTAAACAACATCATCAATCGAAAATTTGCTGAATGGGAAAAAAGACAAAAAGAAAAAAGCGCAAAAGCTGCAGAAGCTGAACGATTAAAAAACATGACCGAAGAAGAAAAAAGAAAACATGAAATGGAAGAACTCCAAAAGAAAATCGCCGGTTATGAAAAAGAAAAAGCTATTGGAGCAATGACAAAGGTTGCCAGAGGGATCTTAAACGATTCAAAAATCGTTGTCAATGATGAATTATTAGTAAATCTAGTAGCTGAAGATGCTGAAACAACAAAAGCAAATGTAGAAAACTTTGTTAAAAACTTCAATGACGCTGTTCAAAAAGCAGTAGCTGAAGCATTAAGAGGAAAAACACCTCGATTAAAGGATGGTTCAAAAGAGTTGACAAAAGAAGATATTCTAAAAATTAAAAATAGAACTGAACGTCAAAAAGCAATGGCTGAACATCCTGAATTATTTAAATAAAAAAAGGAGAAAACTATATGAGAAAACAATTCAATTTACAATTATTTGCTGCACCAACAAATACAACAGTTACAACTGATTTAGAACCAGGTATTTCTATCGATTATACTTCTAGAATCAGTTCAAATATCAATGAATTACAAGATTTATTAGGGGTTACTGAATTAACACCAATGTCTTCAGGAACAACAATCAAAATCTATAAAATGGAGGTTGGTACAGTTGCTCCTCAAGTTGGAGAAGGTGAAACAATCGGTTTAACTAAAGTAACTAGAAAGAAAGTCAAAGATATTGACCTAGTATTAGAAAAATATCGTAAATCAACTACTGCAGAAGCAATTCAACGTTCAGGACGTAATATTGCTATCAACCAAACTGATGAAAAAATGGTTGGTGTCATTCAAGGTCAAATCAAAAAGACTTTCTATTCAACATTGAAAGAAGGTACTGGTACTGCTACTGGTAAAACTTTACAATCTGCTTTGTCTGCAGTATGGGGAGAATTAGTTAAACATTATAAAGATGAAACTGTTACACCTATTTATTTTGTATCTACAGATGATATTGCAGAATATTTAGGTTCAAAAGAAATCACTTTACAAACTGCTTATGGATTCACATACTTAAAGAATTTCTTAGGTTTAGGTGATGTCATCGTTTCACCTGAATTAGAAAAAGGTACAGTATATGGTACTGCCAAAGAAAACATTGCGGGTGCTTATATTCCAACAAACAATGGCGATGTTGCTGATACATTTGGTTTAACGAGCGATACAACAGGTCTAGTAGGTATGGTTCATACTTCTAAAACAGATAATGCAACAATTGAAACATTATTAATGTGTGGTGTTAAATTCTTCGTTGAATATGTTGATGGCGTATTCAAAGGAACAATCACTCCGGGAGATGCTGCTTAATGTATGTTGCAATTAAAAGATTTTCTGATTTAACAGATGATGATCATATTTATGATACTGGTGATGTGTACCCTAGAGATGGCTTTGAACCATCTAGGGAACGTATCATTGAATTGGCAACATCAAAAAATAAACTAGAAACACCACTCATCACTTATATTGAGGATGAAGAAAAAAACATTGAAGAAAATGATAAAGTAGAAGATGAAAAGCAAACGCCTAAGAAAACAACTAAAAAAGCTAAAAGTGAATAGTTATGGCAATCATTGATGATGTAACAGCGTTGTTAGGTTTTTCTGATGAAAAGTCTAACAAAACATTAGATGTGATTATTCGTCTTACTACTAATCGTTTAAAAACACTATTGGATGTTGAAGAAGTACCAACTGAATTAGAATATATTGTTACTGAAGTTTCAATTGTTAGATATAACAAGATTGGTTCTGAAGGAGTCACAAGTCATTCCGTTGAAGGAGAAACCATGTCATTCAGTGACAATGATTTCAAGGGGTATCTAAAAGATATAGAAGCTTGGAAAAATAAAAAGAACGAAGTAAAAGGAGTTGTCAAATTCTTATGAGATATGACACTCCTATTTATTTTCAAAAAGTTACACAAGGTGAGTATGATCCTACTACCGGAGATTATGGAGAGGATACAGTAGATGAAGCCTGTGTAATGGCATCTGTCATGGATACAAGGACTGAAACAATGCAAATTGTTTATGGTTCTATCAAGCAAGGAAGCAAGACTATCCATATACAAAACCATTATGATAAGTCCTACGATTCTATTAGAATTGATAATAAAATTTATCAAACGGACTATTCTAGAAAGCTTAGAAATAAACAGTCGTTTATCGTTCATGAGGTGCAAAATGGGTAGAGGTATAAATATTACAGGCATTAAAGAATTAGAAGCCAAACTAAAGAAAAATGCAACTCTTGATGATGCTAGAACTGTTGTTAAGAAAAATGGTGCGGATTTGCAATCGTTAATGACAAGAAATGCAGTCTTTGTCAAAGGATACTCAACTGGTGCAACTAAAAGAAGTATTAGAAGTACATTTACAGATTCTAATTTGACAGTTACAGTTGAACCAACAACCACCTATGCATCTTACCCGGAATATGGGACACGCCTTATGGCGGCCCAACCTTTTGTACGGCCATCTTTCAACATTCAAAAAGAAATCTTCAAAAGAGACTTAAAGAAATTAATGAAATGAGGTGCGTTATGGATCCTCAACAAGAATTATTCAGTTACTTGTTAGTAACGCTAAAAAAAGAATATCGGGATATGGTTTTTGATGGCTTTATGCCACCTGAAAAAACAACATATCCTTTTATTTATCTTGCTGACAGTCAACAAACTGATGACTATAGCAATAAAACAGCCATCTTCAATAACGTGTATCAAACCATTCACATATGGAATGACTCACCTAAAAAAAGAGGAACTGTTTCTAATATGGCATTAAAAATAAAAAACATTGTAAGAAGATTGGAATACACGAGCAATTACAAGTGGGAAATTAGAAATATTGAACAAAGAATTTTGGAAGATACGACAACTAAGACACCACTTATGCATGTTGTGTTAGAGTTAGAATTCAAATCTTCTAGTAAAGGAGGAAAAAGAAGTGATCAATAAAATTGATTTGCAATTATTTGCTGATGAAAGTCCTGAAACGATTTCAGGAAAAAAACTTGTCTACTTATTTAGAGTGGCAGAAGATTCAAAAACAGAAAATGCAGGTGCTTTAGCTTTTGTAACCGAAAATGAAAGAACAACATCTAAAGATGCTGATTCTACACAAACGAAAGATGGAAATGTTCGTACACCTGGTGCTGCTGAAATTGAAATCACAAGTACATCATTGTTGCCTAAAGGTGATAAGATGATTGATAAATTAGAGTCAGCAATGTTAAATGACAAACTTGTAGAATGCTGGGAAGTAAATTTAGCTGAACCAGGTTCTAGTACAAATAGTGGTAAATATAAATCAAAATACTATCGAGGATATATTACTGAATTAGGAATTTCTTCTAATGCTGAAGATAATGTTGAAGTAAGTATCACTTATGGAGCTAACGGTCAAGGTGCAGATGGATACGCAACGTTGACTGATGAGCAAAAAGAAATTGCATCTTACGTCTATAAAGATGTAATAAAAGAAAGCGGAGAATAGGACGGGTATTTATATCCGTTCTTTTTATTTGGTTGAGAGGAGAAAATTATGGAATTAACTATTGAAAACAAAACATATAATTTTAGATTTGGAATTGGATTTGTAAGATATTTAGATGGAAAATCTTCAATTGAACAAAATGGTGTTCAATTTGGAATTGGATTGGAAACATTGATTCCAAACTTATTAACAGGAAATACTGTTACTTTATCTGATTGTTTATTTGTAGCAAATAGAACTGAAAACCCAAGAGTCACTCAAGAACAGCTTGATAATTATATCGATAATGAAAATACAGATATTGATGGTCTTTTTGACGATGTGTTAAAAGAGTTAAAAAAGTCGAATGCTACAAAGAAGAAAGCAAAGATGCTGATGAAAGAGTACGAAGAAAAAATGCAAGAAACACAGGATCAAGCAATGTAGTAACATATGAAGAAATAATCGAAAATTGTTTTCGCTATTTAAACATCAATGATATTGATAAAATCAATAGATTAACAATCAAAGATTATAGATGTTTGATGAAAGGCGCCCAAAAGAAAAAGATTGATGAATCAGAACAGTTATTTCTCTTAGCATGGGTTATCAGACAAGCAAAAGCACAAAAGAAAAGTGGTAGATATGTATATAGAACTTTCAAACAGTTCTTTAATCGAAAGAAAATCGAAAGTAGTATAGAAAATCAAAATAATGAAACTTCTCTCATTGAACGAATTAGACAAGCTGTAGAAATTCAAGGAAGGAAGTGATAATTATTGGAAACATATAGTGTAAAAGCAATACTGAGTGCTGTTGATCAAAACTTTACAAGCACTATGAAAATGGCTAACAGTAGTCTTTCAGGCATTAAGAATGCAAGTGAAGGAGCTACTAGTTCAATAATGAAAATTGCTAGTGGCATAGGGGTTTTTAAAGCGTTATCTGCAGGCGTTAATATGCTGACAAGCTCAGTCAATGGTGCAGTTGACAGATATGATACGCTAACAAAATATCCAAAAGTATTGACTAATCTCGGATATAGTACACAACAAGCGAATAAATCGACGGTTAAGTTGAAGAATGGTATACAAGGTTTACCAACAACTTTAGATGATGTTGTTAAAACATCACAAAGACTTACTGTTTTAACAGGTAATCTAGATAAATCTACTGATACAACATTAGCTTTGAATAATGCTTTTCTGGCAAGTTCAGCTTCTGTTTCAGATTCATCAAGAGGTATGGAACAGTATATACAGATGCTTTCAAAAGGGACTGTTGATATGCAGTCTTGGAGAACATTACAAGAAACAATGGGCTATGCATTAAGCGAAACAGCCAAGCAACTTGGAATTGCAAGCGGTTCTTCTAATGAATTATATAGTTCGTTACAATCTGGGCAAATTACATTTGATCAATTTAATGATGCACTGATTGAATGTTCTACTAGAACAGGTGGTTTTGCTGAAATGGCATTAGAAGCAAGTGGTGGAATTAAGACATCGTTTGCTAATATCCAAACTGCTATTAAGAGCGGTATGGAAGGAACTATTTCAGCTATCGATACAATGTTGAGTAATTCAGGATTGCCTAAAATTCAAGAAATGTTGGATGATGTCAAAAAAGGAATAAACGAAGTTTTCGGAAGTTACACATTATTAGATGATGGTACTAAAAAGTTTAACGGAGGTTTAGTACAGGCTGTTGCAAATTTTGATAACCTTAAGGGATTAGCTATGCAGACAGGATCTATTTTAGCTGGACTGACAGTAGCGACAGGAAGTGTTGATTATATAAATGCTTTAGGTGGAGAATTTGATGTTCTCAATAGCAAAATTCCTAAATTAAATAAAA